CGAACGCGACCCAAGTAAGCCCCCGAGTGGTGAGGAAGAAGCCCAAGCCCAAGCGCAGGCCATACAACAAGCCCAGGCCCTTGAATTACAGCGTCAGATGGCGCTTGCAGCACTTGATGAGCAACGCGCCAAGGTGCGTGAGACCAATGCGAAAGCGGCAAAGCTTGAAGCCGAAGTGGCAGCGATGGGGGCAACCCTGCAAGCACAAGGTCTCGATCCGAAGCAAGTAATGATGCGTGAAGAGGCGCTCATGAAAGACATCGAAACGATTAAGGCAGAAGCTGCCACTGAGATTGATCGCGTATCGGAGGCATTGCGAAAAGCGCAAATGGATCTTGCCAGTCGAACGCTACAGATTCGAGAAGATGCCAACACCAAACTTGAAGTCGCGCGCATTGATGCAGATTCAAAGGAGCGTGTTGCGCAGATTCAAGCGGCATCGGATGAAAAGCTTGCCAAGCTTCAAGCGCAACTTGATGAGCTTTCTGAGCGGCTGAAAGAAGGTGAGGGCGGACACGGCGAGAAAGCGCAAGAAAAGCCCAAAGCAGAAGACTCAACAACTAGGCCACAGCAAAAGACATCACCACAACAAAAGACATCATCATGAGCCAGCGATCTGAACTTACGGCCGAAGCGCTTCGTGCTGCACCGCCCGTAACCGTTGCCGGCGCCACGATTGCAGGCGTGCCACTGAACGATCTGATTCTTTGGGCAACGCTTTTGTACCTGGTGCTTCAAATTGGTTTTTTACTTTATCGCTGGTGGCAGATGCACACGCAAATGAGTGAATCCAGCGAAGCAAACGCAAAGACAAGCGCAAGATCAATCCTTCAAGATCACAGCGAGAGCGGTCCGTGATCAAGCCGCGATTAACTGTTGCAGCGCTTAGTCTTTCTGCTGCAGGGCTTGTTTCAATCGCTTTACATGAAGGTTATAGCGATCAGGCCATTGTTCCTATGCCCGGTGATCGGCCAACGATAGGTTTTGGATCAACCACCAAGGCCGATGGGAGTGCAGTGCGTTTAGGTGACAGAACAACGCCATCCAAAGCCCTTGAGCGCGCATTAAGGGACATTGAACGCTTTGATACAGCGCTTAAAGCTTGTGTGCATGTACCGCTACATCAGCACGAATATGACGCCTATCTTGAGCATGCTTATAACGTGGGCGGCAAAGCCTTTTGCACCTCGACGATGGTTAAGCTTTTAAACGCATCAGACTATGAAAAGGCCTGTGCGCAATTTGATCGCTGGACTTACTTTCAAGGCAAAGACTGTCGGCTTGCTGAAAACAAGTGCTCAGGGCTCGTTCAAAGACGCGCAAGGCAACGCGCTCGGTGTGAGGGGCGATTGTGATGAATCAGCAGTCTCTAGAAAAAAGAAAGCCCAGCTGCGAGGCTGAGCTTAACCACCTTAACGATGGAGACCGTGAAATCAAAAGATCGCCTGATCTTCTGAGATTTCAAGGTAACACGGATGCGAACGCAGTACATCCACCGTCAAGTGATATTTACACTTTGCAAGATTTGAGCGTCTCGTTTAACGCTCGTCATGCAGTCTTTTGCCGGTATTGAGATGGGGCCACCCGCTGCTTTCCTTTTACCGCTTGCGGGCACGGTCATCAAGATTGGGCTCGTTGTTGCCTTATTGCTAGGGCTACTTTTTGGCGCACAGCGCATTTACCAAGCCGGCTTTCAAGCGGCAGCCCAAGAAGCACAACTACGGGAGCTTAAAGCCAAAGAGCAGGCTCGAGCCATGAGTGCAAAGCTCATGCAAGCACAAATGGACAAACATAAAAGGATCGATGATGAAACCCAACGTGCCTTGGCACTTGCGCGTGAGCGCGCCGCTGCTTCTCGCGATGATCTTGAACGCCTGCGCAACAAGCTCTCAGCACTTAGCAACACCGATGTGCGAGCTAATACCACAGATGCCGATGCCGGCTGTGCTGATGTCCGAGGAGAGCGTGACCGCCTGGCAGCACTACTCGCAGAAGGCGCAAGCCTGGTTGCAGAGGGTCAGCAACGAGGTGATGAGTTGGCGGTGAGGCTCAAAGCACTTCAAGGCAACGCTCAATGACGTTTATCAAGTCTATTGTTTAGAACAGTTCAGGAAGGTGCTTGCTTGGATCTTCTGGCATCACTTCGGTTTGCAAGAAAGACGGGAGATCTTGGACCATGGGCGGATAGCGATCAAAACGCTCTTTAACCGAGACCTTTTCAACCCGGTGAAACTCACCGAGTTTGACGTTCTTGCCGCAGCCGCGACATACTCGCTCGCGAGTTGGCGGATCTAGGGCGTGCGAAAGGACGGGATCGCTCACTGATGCAAACTCAGCCCGTACGTGCCTCTGACCACAGTACGGACAAGCAAGGATGACGTAGTGGGCGACTCTTGACATCTGGAACAAATGCTTTGCGATCTAACAATTGTTAGGGGAAGAGCAAGCATGGCACCTTGCCGGGTATGAATCAACCCCTCAAGGATGCGCGCATGAGTACGCTCGATGAAGGCTTAATGGCAACGCTCACGCAAGAAGAGCGTGACGCGATGAACGAAGACGGCGCGTCCACTGAGTCTGTGGACTCGAGCGATCAGCCCGTTGATGAGGCGAAAAGTGAAGAAGTCGTTAGGACTGAGTCAGCATCAGAAGCAGACTCAGACGGAGCAAGTCCGGTCGATACAAATTCTGAGCAAGCCTCAGATACTGAGAAGCCAAGGGATGAAAGTTCGCAGGCAGAAGTTGCAGCGCCTGACACCGATGCGCCGCAGCCACGCACTCAACCCATACCGCGCTATGACTCAAAGCTTCCCGAAGATTTTGATGCTCAGGTCAAATCGCTTTCGGACAAAGAGGCAGAACTTAAGCGCCAGTTCAAAGCAGGTGAGCTTGAGTTTGATGACTTTGACGTTGCACGGGCCGCTCTTCAAAGTGAGCGCGAGCTGCTAACGATTGCGCGGACCAAGGCTGAAATCAGCCAGGAGATGAATGCACAAACGGCTGAGCAACTCTGGACGCATGCTGTGAATCAATTTATGGACTCAACGGCAAGACTTAGCGAAGCAGCGGGTGGCATTGACTATCGTAAAGATACTGAAAAGTGGAGCGATCTAGATGGTTTTGTGAGAAGTCTTGCAGCACGCAATGAATACGCTCATCAAAGCATGGATTGGTTCTTAGAAGAGGCACATAAACGTGTGTTAGCTCTACACGGTATGTCCGCAGCTCCGAAGGCTGCAGAGGTTGATAGCTCCGCTGAGGCCAAGCCAGCGCCCAAGGCTATGGACCGCAAGCCCGTTGATCGTAAGCCGCCCCTGGATATCGCGCCCAAAACCCTTGCTATGGTGCCAGGCGGAGAAGGGCCAGGTGATGTGGATGGCGAATTTGCGGACGTCTTGGCATTAGAGGGTTTGGCTTATGAGCAAGCAATCGCTCGCATGAGCCCCACTGAGCGTGAGCGCTTTTTGCGTGCGGCATGAGCTAAGCGCTCATCAGCTTCAAAGTCTTTTGCTTGAATTGCGGGTTGGTGAATCGAATCGTGTGGGCTTAGCTGATGCGCCAATTGCAGTGAACACCTTGCTTAAGAAGATCGGCACCAAGGCACGTCTTCAGATTCGGGCGCCAGGCGCCATTGCGATTCACAAGCACTCGGAGCCGCAAGCCATCTGAAGAAGGTGTCGCGCTATACTACTGGTTAAAAACACAGTTATGCGCGCAAAAGTCATTCTTACCCATCATCACGGCGTGAGCCTTCAAGGAAACCGAGCTCATCCGCTTGGAGAGCTCTCAGGTCAGCTGATTACTCACATGCTGACAAGCAAGCGCGGCATGTACATGGTGGCAACGCTTCGAGACCCCAATGATCATGTTGGGCCAGCGCTTATAGAACTCTTTGATGTGCAGCTTTATCTGATCGGGCCTCAAAGCATGCAGTTGCGTGGTTTTGAGCGCATCTCGATTGGCCACCAATCGCAGTATGTGTTGCAGGGTTGGGTGGTAGTGATGAACTAGCGCCTGCAAGCGGGTGCAAACTAGGTCGTTGAATACAACGTTGTTCAATACTCTTGGACTTCGGAGTCAATACCTGCCAATATGGCTTTCGCTATCCAACGCGGCTGCCGCATTCTTGCTTAAGTCGCCGCCCAGTTCGTGGGTGCGGCGAATCGGAGCCAAAATGAGATTGCTAGGTTGGAGCCTATGGGGCCTTATGTTGCTTCTGAGCTTCTGAGCTTTTACGCCTTGTGGATGGCAAGGCACGAAATTCCCAAAGATGATCGCGACAATTGGTCGCCGCAGGCGCTCGAAGACTACTCTAACGAGCTAACAATTGTTGGTGATGCAGGACTCGTCGTCCTCTTGCTATGCATCATGTGGTTGTTAGTTTGGATGATTGTCCGCTGAGCGGTATCAAACAACAGAAAGGCTTAAGTCTGCAAAAGACGTTGCCTGTATGCTTCCCGCAGTTTGCTGAGTTCTTTAGACGCTACGGCCTTTTTAGCCTTTGATGCTTCCTTCTTCATTAGCTCACCCACAAGCACTTTCATGCGCGAGCCCATAGCGCTGCGATCGGGATCGTCAGCGCCGGCATGTAGCGCAATCATGAGAGCGTCGGTGAAATCGTCCATGCGGAGGGTAACGGCGACAAAAGTCGGCGGAAATTAGCCGCTTTTTGTTTAGCCGCTTTGTGGGTCCGCAGCGCACTTGCGTCTCGAGGTACCAAAACGCCGCTTCAGTATGTCAAGACGGAGCAGGTATGGTTTTCTATTCACAAATCAAATACCAACCATTTCAAATGATCATTGGATTTTATAGTCTAACGCCCATATCCTCTCATCACAAAGGCACACAGACCTTTCCTCCTCTTCGAAACACACACGGACGTATCAACCATGGCAACCATACCGTTTCAACCCAGTGCACCGATCAATGTAGGTTCGACTCACTTTGGACTAGAACGTATAACTCGCATCGGACATTTTTTCGCCCATGTTTATGCCTCCATGCTCGCTGCTCAAGAGCGCGCGGCAATGGCAAGGCTTGCACGCTATCAGGTCAGTGTTTATCGGGCGTTGCTGGAACGTGATCACAGGCTTGCGGAAGACTTCTACGCCGCCAAAGCACGGTCAGAGATCTAGGGATAGCGATAAAACACCACGCTCATTGAAGTCTGGCGTGGTGATAATCCCGAAGAAATGGGCGCAACCCCGTGAATGGTTTGCCCCATCAAACCATTACGTATTCAACTTGGAATCGCTATGTCAATCATGGAGACTCTGTTGATTTGCTCGAGCGTCTTTGCGTTACTTGCGGTTACCTTTGGATCGATTGAGATGAAATCCTCAGATCCAATTGGCAAAGCGTTGAATCAACACCTTAAGCAGACGCGTCGTTGGGGGCAATACGCCCTTTGCACATCTACCGGCGTTGTCTTTGCTTGGGCCGGTTTTCCTGCCTGAGACTCAAAAACTTGCCTAACGACTTAAGGTTAGTTCAACGCGCAACACCTATGATCGCTCTGCAGCGCGGGTCGGTTGTGTTGGCATGGCATGTGACGGGGGCAGTAAAACACTCACTTTAAGACGAGTTTCCAGCAATTGCTCGACCCGCTTTGCTAGCGCCTCTCTGTCGTGGTCATGTAGCTCGTGGCAACGGGATTCGCGTTCAGGGTGGCGAAAGGCGTGGAATAAATCCCGAATCTTCATAAGTTATCCGCAAGGTTTGAGAAGCGCTGCTTGAGCATCAGTAAAGACGGGCTCAACACTGAAGTTTCAAAGGAAAAAGTAAGGTCTTTTTCTCGAACAAAATCACTAGTACGCGTCCCCAGTACAACCCCCCGCCAAGCATGGCAGGCTTCTTCCCATAGCAATTAGTTCACGAAGCGCATGTGCTCTCGTGAAGCCTTAATGAGCCGCCTTACATGGGGAGTGAGCATGGCGCGAACGATCATTGGTGTGAATGACGCCAAAGCGATTAAGAAGTGGAGTGGGATGTTGGCCTATGACACCTCGCATAAGAGTTACTTTAACCAGCGCTTTATGGCGCGTGGTGCAGAAGCCGAGGTACCGATTCAGATCCTCACCGATCTTGAATCGGATGCAGGTGAGCAAATCAGCTATGACTTACTCGCTGAGCTTAAGATGGCACCGGTTGAAGGCGAAGACATTCTTGAGGGTAAAGAAGAAGGTCAAAAGTTCTATACCGATACGATTTACATCGATCAGGCACGGTGCGGTGTAAATACCGGTGGGCGGATGACGCGAAAGCGCACGCTTCATGATCTTCGCGAGAAAGCCAAGCGGCAGCAATCAAGCTGGTGGGCGCGTTTGATGGATGAGTTGCTTTTCATCTATTTATCGGGTGCACGCGGTGTGAACCCTAATTTTCTCCTTCCACTTGGCTATGCGGGACGGGCCAATAACGGTCTTGTTTCACCCGATGCGCAGCATGCGCTTTACGGGGGCGATGCCACAAGCTTTGCCAATCTTGATGCAGCCGATACCTTTGATCTGCGCTTAATCGATCGAGCAAAGACCAAAGCAGATAGCCAAGGTGGGGGTGCAACCAACATTCCAGTGTTGCAGCCTTGCAAGATCGATGGGCATGAAACCTTTGTGTGTGTGATGCACACCTTTCAAGAAGATGACCTAAGGGCCAATGTGCAAACTGGTCAGTGGCTCGATATTCAAAAGGCGGCCGCTGCTGCTGAGGGTAAAAATAATCCGCTCTTTAAGGGCTCTTTGGGTATGTATCGCGGTGTGATTTTGCATTCGCATCGCAACGTCATTCGCTTTGGCAATGCCGGTGCTGCAGGCAATGTCGAAGCGGCCCGAGCACTTTTTATGGGTTCGCAGGCAGCCGTCGTTGCCTTTGGTTCGCCAGGCACCAACATGCGCTTTGATTGGCATGAGGAGACGCGTGATAACGGCGATAAGGTCGTGATCACCACGAGCTCCATTTTTGGGATTAAGAAAGTCACCTTCACCCACGATGGCGTTGGGGCACAGGACTTTGGACTTTTTTCACTCGACACTGCAGCGGCCAATCGATAACAACTTTGATCGATCAATCGATTTAAAAGGATTTTGACGATGAGCTTTCAACACACTAATGACTATTTGCTGGGCTATAAGCCCACGGTCTTTCCGGCCGGTGCCGAAGTGGTTTCCGTTCGCTATGCCATTGACCTCACCACAAGTGATCTTGATCTAAACGATGTGGGTGCTGTGGGCATACTGCCTGCAGGCTGCATACCGGTTGGGTTAACGCTTGATGCTGATGATCTTGATGCACACGCAACACCAACCCTTTCTACCACCGTTGGGCTACTTAATGCCAGTCAAACGGATATCCAGGTGAGCTTTGCAAGCGGTGTCACGCTTGGTCAGTCGTCTGCAGCCAAGCTTATTGAATCGGTAGCCATGATGAGACTTGCACCGTCTTCGTTTGATCGCATCTTGGGGCTTAAAGTCACAACGGCTGCAGCGACCAAGCAAGCGGGTCAAATCGGTATGACGCTTTTTTATAAAGCGGCGTAGTGAGAAGACTGAAAGCGCAACGAGTCAAGGTAAACGCGCCATGCGCTTAATGACAACGCTTGCTGCTCGTCGCGACGGTACGGTTTGCGTGCGCTCAAGTGCCGGTGAGGCCTTTGTCTTTCAGGCGGACGCCCAAGGATCACTTGTGTGTGAGATCGCCGATTCACTCTTGATTCAAACGCTGCTGCGAACAGGCAATTTCTGTGTGCTTGATGCAGGTACAGAGCCTGAGCGAAAGCTTCGGGTAAAGCCAAGTAAAGCGCTACAAGAAGTAGCTCTTGTGAGGCCAAGCGATGGCGATTTGGTCTGATTTTCACAGCGATGTGGCACTTCATGTGCAAGCATGTCCCAACCCGCTGATCGATCAAGCGCTTTGCCGCTCGGCTGCTGAGTTTTTCAAACGCACGAAAGCCTGGACTGCTTGGCTTGAACCCATCACGATGGCTGCAAGTCTTCAGAGCTATGAGCTTGAGCCACCTGAGGATACGGCGATCGTATCGATCCAAAAAGCAACGCTTAATGGTCATGCATTGCCTGTTGCTGCGTTTCGACTTTTAGGTAAAAACCCGCAAAGTCAGAGCTTGCGTGAGCGCGCGCTCATTAGCACCGATCGCAGCACGGTCAGTGTTTTACAGACCCAAGGCGCCAAGACAAAGCTTGAAATCCAAGCGGTAATCACGGTTTCCCAAGACGCAAAGGGGCTACCCGATCTTCATGCCAGCTTTTATCGCGAGCCGATTGTGGCCGGAGCCTTACATCGCTTATGGCGTGTGCCAGGCCCCTTCTTTAACCCACAAGCTGCCAAGGATGCACTTCAAGCTTTTGAGCAAGCGATCGCACGCGAGCAAACCCAAAGCTTTCAAGGCGCGCCAGGCCAAATGCCGCGTGCGGCTGTTGGTTGGTGTTAGTTGAGTCTTCGGCGGGTGCATAGAACGCTTCCAAACGGTCGTTTAAAGGAAACCTCATGAGCATTGCAGCGCAAGCCTTAATCAGACGCGTGGTTGAAACGCTTCAAGACACAACCTCCATCCGATGGCCTGTGGCAGAGCTTGTGCGCTATTTAAATGACGGTCAGCGCGAAATCATCGTGCACAGACCCGATGCCATGGTGACTAATGCAAGTCTGACGCTGACTGCAGGTACCAAGCAAAGCCTGCCGTCTAATGGTGCCAAGCTCATCGACGTCGTTCGAAACAGTGCAGGTACCAAGCGCGCCATTCGCATGTGCGCGCGAGAAATCCTCGATGCGCAATCACCGGGTTGGCACAATCTATCCGGGGTAACTGAGATCGTGCACTTTATGTTTGATCCGCGCGACCCCAAAGTGTTTTATGTCTATCCGCCTGCGCAAAGCGCCGGGGCATCGGTTGATTTAGTCTATTCAGCACTTCCCACCGATATTGCTGAGCCTGCAGCAGGGACTGATTATTCAGCAGTCTCAGGTGCCATCAGTGTTCCTGATATTTATAGCAACGCCTTGCAAGACTATGTGCTCTACAGAGCCTATACCAAAGACAGTCAATACGCAGGCAATGAAGCCCGGGCGCAGGCACGCTATGCGGCTTTTGCCAATGCGCTTGGTATTGAAATTAAAGCCACGGTCGCGGTTGCCCCTCAATCGGTGGGTAATCCCAATCAGCAGGCTGCATAGACTGCATAGGGGCCTTTAAGGCTACGCTTAATGGTTGAGCGCATCAAACTCGTTCAAGGCGATACAGGGCCTCAGATCCGGTGCAGCTTTACCGACGCGACAACGGCTGAGCCCATCGATCTCACTGGGGCGCAAGCCTTTATGCATGTGCGGCAGGTGGGCGACGAGGTACTTGCCTTTTCATTGCCGCTTTACATCAACCCTGAGTCAGCACCGCTTGGGCAAGCGATTGCGATTTTCAGGCCAGGCGATTGGGATCGCGAAGCCGGTGAGTATGAGGCAGAGCTTGAAGTCGTGAATCCCTCAACGGGTTTTAGGCAAA